GATCAGCCCCAAACGACTGCGGGTTGTTGAAGTCATAGACATTGGCGGCAACGGATCAACTGGGTACGCATCCCGTACCGGCGCAAAGCGTCAGGCGTACAGCGTAGGGGGTGTGGCAAAGCGCGAAATAGGTGCGATAAAGCTGCTCGGCAAAGTGGAAGTGTTAGCGGTTTAATAAATCACCCGGCCAAGGACGGCTACCGCTCAAAGGAGCACGAACATGATCAAGCGCATCAACCAAGCCATCGCCAAGATTGACCCGCACTGTGAGCTGGTCAAGGGTGATGGCTACCACTACTTCCAGTACGACGATCAGGATGCTGGGATCTACGAGACTGAGTCAGTCATGGTGATGTACACCAGCCACCATTCCAAGGATCGGTGGCTAAGTGAGGCGGCTGACCTCATTAATATATGCATACGCAAATAAAAAGTGTTGCAATCGTATACATAGTGCCTTATTATTCTTACATCGGCAGCACAAAGCGGCCATCAACTGAGGACAAAACATGCCTTATACTACCAAGACTTCCAGATCATCGCCGGTGACAAGCCCAAAGGCTTTGAGTCGCATTGAGTCTGCCGATGGCTCGCGCTGGGCATACAGCCGCGCACGGAAGGTCTGCTCGGCTAACGGCACTTATGTGATCGTTCAATCGTGGGTCTGCAAAGCTCGCGTTAATGGCAAGGCGGTCACAGTTAACGCTGACGCATATGAGTCAGCAGCCATCGAATTTGTCAACCAAGGAGCAACATCATGAACGCGATTGACCAGTGGGAAGCCGAAGAAGCCGCAGCGCAGCTGGCGGCTTTAAAAAAGGAGGACGCAGCGTTTGCCGCGCTGCCCGCTGAAGAGCGAACACGAATCAGCCAAGCGAAGTTCGACCGCTTGGAAGCGGTTGCGGTTGCGGCAGAAGCGACCGATGAGGATGAGGATGAGGATGAGGATGAGGACGAGGACGAGGAATGACCAAGGCCATAATATTCGCGATTGAGTGCTAAAGTAGTTGCAATCGTATACATAATGCCTCATTATTCTCACATCGGCTGCGGTTGTCGCGGCCTTAGAGGGTACGAACATGATCAACTTCGACGACTTAGAATCAGATTTCGACAGTATCCCCACTACGCGGGAAGCAGCTCAAGTGCAATACACCTGCACAGCGTGCAATGGCAGCGGCCTTTACTTAGGCGTTCGGTTGCATCAAGAACGCAGTGACTGCTTCGCATGCGGCGGCAAGGGCTTCTTCAAGACGTCCGCTTTGGCACGCAGCAAAGCGCGCGACCAGCGCGTTCAGCGCGAAGCCACCAAGGAAGAGTCACGCTGGAGCGAGTTCGCCTCCAAGCATGCGACACTGGCGGCGTTCCTTGTGGACACGTCCAGCTGGAGCGCGTTCTCCGGGGACCTCGTCCGCTCAGTCAAGAAGTACGGCAACCTGAGCGAGCGCCAGCTTGCTGCCGCTTACGCTTCCGAAGAAAAGCACATTGCTCGGCAAGCCGCAAAGCAGGCAGAGCGCGCAGCGGCAGATGCAGGCCGAGTAGTGCTGGACCTGACGCGCATCAATGAGCTGTTCGCTGGCGTCCTCGCTAAGGGCCTCAAGAAGCCGGTGCTGCGCGCTGACAAGCTCGCAATCAGCATAGCACCGGACACTGGAAAGAACGCTGGCTGCCTCTACGTGAAGGACGAGGGCGAGTACGCCGGCAAGATCGACCGCGTTGGCAAGTTCTTCAAGCTGCGTGAAGCGCGTGCTGAGATCGAAGCCGAGCTGATCGTGCTCGCCGCTGATCCACGCGCAGCAGCAATCGCTCACGGTCGCAACACTGGCAACTGCTCCTGCTGCGGGCGCGAGCTGACGGACCCAAAAAGCATTGAGCTGGGCATCGGCCCGATATGCCTCGAAAAGTGGGCACTGTAAATCAAACCCGGCCACGGACGGCCATCCCGGAGAGCAATAACATGCAAGCACTTCTGAATCATGTGCACCACACGTTTGAACCAGCAATGGCTGACAAGGTAGCAGCGCAAATGCAGTCCAATGACGATGAATGGACATACGTTGTTAAGCACTGCCCCAAGGGTATCGGCAAAAGCATAATCCAGATTTTTGACGAGGATGGCGAATTTGTGGGTTTAGTATGATGTACCGCGTAATCCTAGAACCCGAAGATGGCTGCTCACGCCATCAACAATTCTTCATAATCTAGCAAATGAAAATCTCGCCTTTTACCGCCGCTTTTTATTTTAATTTTGTGTGCAGGGATTGGCGCTGAGAAACAAACTCCCAGTTTAACTTGATGCTTAAACCTGTATCCAGTTTTTGCGTCAGATAGGTAACAATACATGTTTTGCGGCAAATCCCATTCTTGGCATTTATTGCATCTCCTCATCCGAGGGTTTCCAGTAGCCTCTAGAGCTTCTTCCCTTGTTTTTATGTTATGGCTGTACGCCATGTTCTCACAAATAACTATGGTTTGTTTTTCTGTATTGTTGTTTTTGCTTCCAACAAACGACACTACTGCACCTTTTGGTAAAGACTTACCAAGAGCCTCTTCAGCTCTTACTATGTGGCTATAAACTTGTTCCCCGTTTTTTGTTATGACTTTGTAGCCATGACTGCTTATTGTAAACGTTCCTTTTTCCCTTCGAATATTTTCTAAACGCCCGTAACGTCTTTGCCGGTTATAATGTTTCTCGCAAAGCCCTTTGGATTTTGGCGATCTTTCACAATTGTCATAACTGCATGTATTTACTGATGCGACATTCATCACCACAGCTCCTGTCTAATCGTTTGAAAAATATACTCGCTAAAAGATTGCTTGCGCTTTTTTAAATATGCGTAATCGACAAAAACGGGCGGCCTAATGCACCAATGACGGCCACTAATCATCCTCCACCGGGTCATGCACCGTGATCTCGGCATCGGTTTCCACCCAAACCTTGGCACCGCAGGACAGGGGCTTGTCGGGTGAGTAGACCACGGTGCTTGGACCATGAATCGTGACCCGATTGCACTTGGTGTTGCCTTGACTGCTCTTGATGGTCAGGACGGGTAGGTCGGCGCCCTTGGCGTTGGCCTTAATGTGGTGTTGATTGACGTGAATGCGGCGTTTCATTTTAACGCCTCCAGCGCCAGAGGCTGTGCGCTGTCAATTTTCTGAACCTTTTGCGCAGGCACTACGTTAATTTCAGTAAAGTAACGATTCGTTTTTCCGCATACGCACTCGTCAGTTAACACTTCCTTTGTATCTATCAGCAAACTTTTGGGGCACCCTTCGGGTAGGCCAAACCCCGAGATTCTCGAAATTCGCATTTTAGTGCCGCAGCTGCACGTGCAGTCATAAGTCAGTGTAGGCATTACTGTGCCACCGCTGTCGGATGTTACGGTTAGCCTGAGTGTTATATTCTCGATACTCATGTGTTCTCCAGTTCTCTGCGTTTGGCCTCAATGGCCTCAGTTATACATTTCGCATCGACTGCGCTCATAACAGCAAACAACTCGCTGTCCTCATGCTCGTAAAGATGGACGATAACTGTGGGCTTCTTAATCCTTTTCTGCCATTCTTGAGCCTCAGTCAGTTCTTTGAATGACTGCAAAAACGTGAGTGTTTCAACTGTTAAGCTGGCTTTCATTTTAACTCCTCCCTTAACGCGCTCAATGCACCTCTCGGGTTCTGCAGGCTGCGCAGACCTCGTGCTTCGATCTGCCGAACCCTCTCGGTTGAAAAGGCTAGTCGTTCTGCAACCTCTGTAAGTGTTGCAGGGCTATCCCGGTCCAACCCGAAACGATGCTTAAGGATAACGCGATCTTTCAACCTGAGCCCAGCCACGGCCTCGGTCACCAGTGCCGTGGTGCGCTCTTCTTCCTCCTCTTGTATCAGCAAGTCCAGAGGATCTTGGCTGGCAAGGCGCATGGACAGGGGGATTAGATCCTCTGCGTTAGCCTCGATGAGCACTTTATTGATGGGTAGACTTTCTTGAAGATGCTGCTCTGGAAAGAGATCCTCTGGCAGGCAGTCAAAGAACTCACACAGCTTGGTGACGCATGGCAGTAGTTTGCCGGAGGACCCGTAAGCAGGCAGCTTCAGTCCCAGCAGGCTGCATAGAGTTGACTGGTTCACGCCGCACTGTCTGGATAACTCAGCCACCGTGGTTAGATCTCGCCGCTTCATCATCTGCAGGAGATAGTTGTTTTTTATTTTTATCTGCAATGCGTAGTCTTTCATATTTCTGTCCTTGCAATCATTTTTAAAAGGTGACTTTTCTGCGCAACGATAGCGGCAGCCGCAGCTACAGCACCACCCTTAGTATTATCAGCACTCCATCCCGCCATCCGCGCAGCGTCTTTTGCACACCTAGCAACTATCCACACATTGCTTCCAGCATCTTTACAAGTGGCTATTTTTGCGGCCTTAACAGCAAAAAACGCGGCCATTTCAGCTTTTACAGCAGCCCTGCCCTTGGCTCCTTCGTGCTCGACATCAATTAAATGTTCGACTTGTTGAGCGCACCACACAGCGTACTCTTGCCACAACTCATCATGCTCAGGACGGCAGCGCAACACCAGCAGGGTGTTAAAAAAATCGTACAAATCTAAAACTTCCACAATCGGGAATTGCAAGTCCATATCTGCTTTGCGAGCACCACCTTTTGTTTTAAGTAGCATTTTCCAGCCCTTGATTGGAGGGGTGTGGGCTTTAATTTCCGCTAACGAAACAGTTATCATGTCTTCCCCTCATTAAGCTTGCGCATGCGGGACTCGTTGATCCAGCTGCGCATTGGCACGTCGCTGAACTTTGAGTACCCGGTGGGCACGTCCGTTATCTTGCCGCCCTTTGCCAGATAAGCTTTGATGTCCTGCGCGATCTTCGCGCCGGGGTCCTCTGGCAAGGGCTTGAGCTTGTCGTCCAAGTATGTTCGGTATCGATTCATTGTTCTTCCCTCGCCGGCCTGCTGCACCACGTTAGCTGTTTGATGTGCGGCCAGTAATCGGCGTGGGTGTTTGTGACTTCCACGGGCTGCACACCTATGTAATCAGAATCTTCGATCCTTATGACTTGTCGTTGTGTTTCGCAGTCGAGCGATGAGTCGATGACGGTATCGCCGAAACGCCAGTTGCGCCAGTCGTTCATGTCCTGCGCGGGTTCCACTTCATCATCCAAAAACGGACTCAACTTGCCAAGCGTATACCCCATGTCTGCTAAGACCTCCCGCAGCTCTGCCTCAAGGTCAGGGATACATTGCGCTGCTTCGTGTGCGCGCTTCAGTGTGTTTAACAAATCACTCACTCCTCACCTCCCTTGCCTGCTAATATCAGCTCAAACTTTACAATCTCAAGGACACCCACTGCTAACGCCAGCGGTATAGTGTCAACGTGTTTATAAATCGCAGAATTTATGTCATCAGCCAGTTCGGCAGCTATGTGTGCATGTGATTTGCTGGCTATTGACATAAACTTCATCGGGTCTGTTTTTCCCATCACTCACCTCCCTCAGTTACCCACTCGCCCCTGAGTACACAGACTCGCATAGGCATCATTGTTTTTGTAGCTGCGTTGTATGTAAGTCGGGACTCGTACTCCACGCACGGGTTTTCTTGTTCGTACTCAGCCAATCCATTTATAACCAACGCCAACATCACAACGGCAACACCTCCGTATACCCATGCGCGTAAGTCACCCGACCCGTTTTCTGCAAACCAAATCACGCTTTTACCAGCCGCAATAAACCACAAAATTACAAAAAGTATTCCTCCTATGATTTCGATCATCTCGCCCTCCTGCACTCAATGCGGTGCAGCAAATAAGTTATGTAATGTTGGTTGTGTTTCATAACGCCCGCTTCCAAAACCTAAACGTCTCGGTCATGTGGTGCCGCACTCCTGCTGCGACTGTTGCATCTACCCCTGCAAGTTCGGCGTCTACTAAGTCGTGCACTTTCTCCCACAGCAGTTCCTGCAGTTCGTGCGCTTGGTCTAGCTGAGCTTCCGTAAACGGCTCGTCATAGGTTTCCGCCGCCTGTAGTATGTCGTCATAAATACTCATTTCCCATGCCCCTCCGGCTTCGGTGCTTCGCCGTAGCTTGCTTCGATCCCGTAGTATGTCGTCATAAATACTCATCGCCCATGCCCCTGCGGCTTGGGCTGCTCACCGTAAGAAGCTTCCATCGCGTGGCGTACCTGCGCCACTTCCCGCTGCTGCGTGATCCAAACAACTGCGACGATGCACAACACCAGCACTAAAATCGAACCCATAATCTTGTCGTCATTTCTCATGTTGTTGCTCCATCTTCAGCAGGGCTTTCAGGAATTTAATTGCGTTTTCAATATCCGCTCTGGGGTTGGCACTTTGCCCTGCGTACTTCGTCACAGCGACATTTCCAGCACGGTAAGAGCACTCGATTTCGCTCATCACTTCCCCCTCGCGGCCACTGCCGCTTCTGCCAATTTGCGATCAAATGTTTCTCTGTTTGCGCGGTACCAGTAGCTAACCATCCCTATGCTGACGCCGTGATGCCGCGCCAGAGCCTTTGCCCGGATGCCCACGCGCTTGCAGTGTGCGGATGCGCTGTCAGTCATTTGGATGCTCCACACGCGCGATGCGATCAGGGCGGAACCAGATGGAGGACTTCATCAGCACCGTGTGCAGTCTGTTGCGCTTATCGATCCACCAAAACGAATCGTCTGGCGCGTTGACAAACTCGGGGTTGGTAACCTCCCCCTCATCGTCGTATTGGCATTCGATCCACTTAGTAGTAGTCATTCTGCATCTCCTCCAGCTCTGCGTTCCACAGCTCGGTGGCCTCGACGTCTGCTTCAGCCACAAGGCTATCGGGTCCTTTCCATTCAGCGTAAGGAACCGTTGTCCCCTCATCATCGATCATGACGCTGACGATCTGGCCGTACCAGTACGTGAACAGGGTTTCGCCGACGACGACATCGCCCGAATACTCATGCTCCTCCGGATCTTCTTCCGGGAGCATGGCGTCGTATGCTGCTTGGGCTCTAGTGAAGCTCATCTTTATCCCCCATGCGTGCGGCCAGCTCCCTCTTTTCCAGTTCCTGTTGTGTGACGATCCTACCTAATATCTCGGTTATGGAGACGTCATAAAACATGCACACGCCCCACAGCATGGGCACCAGCGCGCCAATGAGAGTAGTCGCTATATAGTATTTACTCTTGTCCTCATTGGCGCTCTCCCAACGGTCCAGAAGCTCTGCCATTTCACGAATCAGGGTATCGGAATCCTTCGCCATCTGTTCCTCTTGCGTCTTCATTGTGCCGTCCTCGGGCACAAATGCGCCCGGTTGTTGTAGTCAGGCCAGCCCAGTTCGCCGGCAGAGGATGTCCACAGCGCGACCATCTCGCAGTGGTGCTTGAGCGCGGCTGCGTCTAAGTCGTGATCAGATGACGGCTGGCAGGCGGCCAGTGCAAACAAAATTATCAGAAGGACTCTCATGCCTGCCTCCAAATTCGGATGCCGTCACCTTCACGGCGCGCGATAAACTTTTTGTTGTGGCGGTCGCCACAGGACTTGGCTGCACGGTAGGCTCGGCCATTCAGATCCTCGCCCGGATAGGCCACAGACTCTCCGACTTCCATGTCGGCAAATGGATACTTGGTTGCCCGCTCCCCGCGAGGGATGGGAATGTCTTTAACGATCTCGGTCATGCTGCACCTCTATTTACTAAACGAGGAATTATTATATTTATTATATGCACAAAAGAAAACATTTATTTACTTTAATCTGACAGATTTGTGACGCGATCTGAATACGTACCGCCCTCAGCATACGTCTCTGCGATTGCAGCTGCGCGCTCCGGATCGGACAGCGCCAGCACTTTGCAGTACTCTCGCACGACCAGAGCGCCGGCCAGTCGCATCAGCGGCGTCTCGTAGTAGTCCGCCAGCTCGCGCAACATGTAGTAGTGCTCTGGCCGCATAATCACAGCTGTCGCATTACGCTTTACAAAGTTGACCCCGAGCCGAGGACCCGGCTTCCTGCTGAGTGCTCGTTTTTTTCGCGGCTTCTTTACGGGGGCTTCGATATCAGTTGTCGTGGTCATTTCTTCTGCTCCGGATCAGGTTCGTACTCTTCGTCGTACTCTTCGTCGTACTCCTCTTCATCAACGATATCCTCAGCGATCTCTTCCACAATGGGCGTGACATCGATCACCTGCGCGGGGTCGCCGTACATTGCTTTGATCTCCTCCAGCTTCTTTCGCACTTCATCCGCGCTCATGGTGTCGATGGTCCCGTGGCGGATCTCCTTGCGCTCGACGTAGATCGTACCCAGTGCCTGACCACGTCGGTATTCCGCTTGCACAGCAGCAGAGTAGTTGCCGGCCTCCAAAGCTTTGTCGCGGATGATCTGCAGATCCCTCATGTGCCGCTCTATCGTCGTGCCATACTTTTCCGCAACGTCCTGTCGATAGCGCTGAATGGCAGCGACAACGTGGGGATTGCGCTTTGGGTTTGTCAGGTTATAGCCAATGTCACCCGCAGAATCTTTTGAGTAGCCGGCAGCTAAAGCCGCTTGCACAAGGGTCACCTTTCCATCACCGTCAATTAGCTCTTGGATAAATCTCCATTGCTGTGGTGTTACCGGGCGCGTCTGGTCCTCAAGCGGCGCTACTGGCGTGCTCAGGCGCGCATTGAGCCTGTCTCTGCGCACTGGTGATTGGTTAAGCAGTGTTGCTATAGGCCCCTTTTTAGGCATCTTCGCTCTCCTTCACTGACTTAACATGGCTCTTTGCAGCCTCCGCGCCCTTTGCTACAAAGGTTTTATGGCCGATCAGGTTTAAATATTCGATCCAATCTCTTTGCTCTGCTGACACACTGCCCCCCTTAGTTTTTTTAAATTCAATCCACAGCAACCACGCAGGGATAAACAGATCAGGCACACCCGGCGAGACTCCCTCCAGCTTAAACCTGCCCCCTTCTCGGCGTGACCTAGCGCCCCCGTTCGGGATAGCAAAAATGCGAACTTCAGGATAAGTCCGCCGGAACCACCAAACAAACTCCCTCTGCTCCTCATGCTCCGTGGGGACTCTATCCACCGCAGAAACCTTTAAGTCTGCAGAAGACTTTAAAACGGTATTCGCATTTCTAGCCAGTCTTCGCATTGATTGAGCTCCCTCGCAAATTGTTCTGGCACCACCTGATCAAACTTCATGCAGGTGGCGCTGAAAGATAAAAAGTGTTCACACGTAAAACAACATTTTGGCGGCCTTCTTTTATAGTAGTCTTTAACAAATTCTGGCTCGCGATACATATCAAAACTCTCTTCTAGTAACCCGAAAAAATTTTCCGTCTTTCTTATAACTAACCAACTGTGGCTTTCTCCCGAAGTTTAACTCTGCACAAATGCTGCCCAAGTCGTCATGCTTTAAAGCATTGACGGCACCGCTTTTCGCAGCAATGGCCGCAAGCTTCTGTGCGGCAGTTGCGCCAGAGTAACCGTCGTGCAGGATTGTAAAATACTCTGTCACCACCGGGTCAGAGAACGCACCGTAGTAGTCAACTGCAATCATGCGCTTGCCGCTTGCCTTGCTGACATGCTCTCGCCAGCGCCAGTCGCTGATACTCATGTCAATGGAGTCAAGCCCCATGATGTCAGCATCGCGCAGTGCAAGCTTTGGTTTTTTTGGTGGCGGGAACGGAGCGCCGCAAGCTGGGCAAAAAGCTTTTGAGATATGCACAAGCTCTCCACAGGATGCGCATACTTTGACTGGCGGCTCGCCATCACCGTCTTTTTTCTTATTAGGCGGATTCACAGCGGTGATTGGACCGTGCGTCTCAACGACGCCAGCAAAGTCAAGCACGAGACAATGATCGGTGTGACTCTTGGGGCGCAGCCCTCGACCTGCCATCTGCATGTACAGCACAGGCGACATGGTGGCGCGTAGCATGGCTATCAGATCAATGTCCGGGTAATCAAAGCCTGTTGTCAGGACGTTGACGTTCGTCAGCGCTCGAATCTTGCCAGCCTTGAAATCGTTTATTATATCTTCACGGTCAATTGCAGAAGTATCCCCAGTCAGGCAAGCAGCCTCAATGCCACGCTCCATCAGCTCATGCGCGACGTGTTGAGCGTGCTCAACTCCGGCGCAGAAAAACAGCCACGCCTTGCGATCCCCAGCAAGACTAATCACCTCGTCAACCACCGCCTTATTATGCTTTTCTGTATCAAAAGCCGCCTGCATTTCCGACTCAATGTAATCACCGCCGCGTTTTTTTATGCCCTCGGTGCTGAGCTTCTCCTTGGTAATCTTCGATCTGAGCGGTGCTAGGTACTTTTTATGTATAAGCTCCTCGAGGCTTACCGGCTCCAGCAGAGCATCAAACAGCGCCGGCTTGTCAGTGATCATCCCGTGACCCAACCGATATGGCGTCGCAGTCAAACCAATAACCCGTATCCTCGGGTTAATTTCCATCAGGTTATTAATCAGCTTTCTGTAACCGCCGGCATCCTCATGGCTGATCAGGTGGCACTCGTCAACAATGATCAGGTCAACATGACCAATCTGATCGGACTTATTGCGCACAGACTGGATCCCGGCAAATGTAATTGGCTCGTTCAGGTTGCGCATGCCCAAGCCGGCTGAGTATATGCCCATCGGCGCGCCCGGCCAGTGCTGGCGCATCTTCTCTGCGTTCTGTTCGATTAGCTCTTTAACGTGCGTCAGCATTAAGATGCGCGTCTCCGGCCAGCTCTGCAGAGAGTCTTTGCACAGCGCTGCCACAACGTGACTTTTGCCGGCACCCGTCGGCAGCACCAAGCATGGGTTGCCTTCACCTCCATCCCTAAACCATTGGTACAGCTGGTCTATGGTTCTCTGTTGATACTCTCTGAGCTCTATCATCCACTGATTCTCCCACCAAAGCCTTCGCGCAGCGCATTGACGTTCGGATCATCAGCCAGCACCAGCTCCAGATTGGAGACCAACTCTGTGCTGTGATATCCGTCCTCACCGTTGACCACTTGCTTTCCGTCAATGTCGTAAATTGCCGACCAGTCGCCAGAGGCGCCAGCCATCTTCCAAGGAACAAGATCTGGGTGCATCACATGAGAGTCGCACCCGGCGTGCTGAGCATCCGTGGGGATGGTTGTATCCCAGCGCGCGCAGTGCCATGTGCTGTCGTCGCGTGGCGTTGAGTGCGCGCAGGTTCGGCAGTTGGCCTGCTTTGTCGTGTGGGTCTTGTGGCACATATCGTATGCAGGGCAGTACTTGCACTGATACCACGACGGCGAAGCGCCTACCATTGGCTCTGGCATGCGCTCAGTCAACGCAATGCGCTGGCCTCGCTCAACGTATGCCTTGGCGGACTCGGAGCACAGGCGCACTCTCTCGGTGTATATGCGGTCATCATCTTTGCAGACGGCGTAGTACAAGGCGCGGTCAACCTTCGACCCCAGCATGTAAACCTGCATCTGCGCCCAGTGCATTGGCTTAGCAAGCTGGACGCCCTTGGCAACCAGCTCATTGAACGACTTCAGGCTGTGAGTCTTGGCCTCAAGCAGATGCTTTTTATTGGGAGCCTCCGGAACGCCTGACTCGATGATGCCGTCAATACTGCCCGAAACGTGCGACCCGAAATCAACGAGGCTCTGATTGTCGCCAACGCTTTTAACGTGACAGCCTGCTGCCCGCAGGTCAGAGACAATCAGATCCTCTTCAAGGTGGCCGCGCCGGAACAGTCTCAGGATGCGACCGGGGAACGGCTCGATGACCGCCCAGCGGAAAAGCAGCCACAGCTTGCGCTCGCATACCTCGCCAAGCATGGAGCACCCCATGTGCGGGCGCGGCTTTTCTGCGCGGGCTTCATGAGCCGCATCAATCGCTGCGGCTAATGAGTTCATTGCTTCTGGGATTGCAGTCATGTGTTATGCGGAGCAGTTTCCTGCCCCGCCCTCAGTTTATTTTTTTGCCCAAGGCGGGGTTGGAGACGAGCCTGCTGCTGGTGGCTGGATCTGACCGGCCTGTGACGGTTTGGGTATTGATCCGCCC